GTTAAAAAGAATGTATGATAACCATGCACCAATGAATCAACCTGTGTTAGCTGTTAGTCCAAAGCAATTACTAGACCTTAACAACGAACTTGTTAAAGGTACAGTTGATATAGCAGGAGCAATCATTCCTAGAGATAGAAATGTTGCAGGTATAGATATTGATACAATCGTAACCCCATTCGGTTCAATCGGAATGATGGTTGTCGACCCTGATATCCTACCTGATAATACTGCTTTCATCTTAGACTTAGCTTACATTCAACCAGTGTTTACCAATATCCCAGGATTTGGAACAGTGTTTGTTCGTGACATAGACCAAGATGCCAACGCTAGAATTGGAAAAGCAATTTATATGGAGATGGGATTTGAATATGGTCCTCCTTCATATCACTGCAAGATTCAAGCAGTAGCATAAATAAACATTGAAGATTAGGGTGGAACTCCACCTCCACCCTTTTCTTCTGCTATAGTAAGGAAGATATGATTAAATCAAAACAAGCCTTAATAGACATATCAGCAGATAATAACAACTCCCTTGGAGTACAAGCTGAAGGAATGTTACTTTGTGGTATACAGTTTCCTGCAGCAATGACAGGTTCAAATATTACATTTGACTTTGCATTAGACAACTCAACGTGGATTGATGTAAAAGAAACAGATGGAACAGAAACATCCTACACAGTTTCAGCAGGAGACGTTGTAAGAGTTGACCCTTCAGGTTGGGCTTTTGCAAGTAACGGTTATTTAAGAGTTACATCTGATGGCAACGAGGCTGCAGATAGAAAATTAATTTTACACTTTAGACATAGTTAGGAGAACCAATGGCTAATATTGGTAATCTCGTAGATAGGACATTTAGAGAGTATCTTGAACCTATGGATGATTTAGTAAGTTATACTACATTATCTACAGGAGTAAACGATTCAATAACAAGCATTGTATTTGATGGTGATATGTTATCTATTGAAGAAGAAGATACTTTAGACAAAGGTACAATTATAGAAATTAATCAAGAACTTATGATATGTACTGATTTGAATGCTGTTACAAATACAATCACTGTTAAAAGAGGAATGAAAGGCACAACAGCAGCAGCACATACAGCAGGTGATATAATAAAAATATCTCCTCCTTTTCCTAGAAAAGTTGTATTTGACGCTGTAAAAGACCAAATAAATAATTTATTTCCTACATTGTTTGCAGTAGAAACTCAATCTGTAGCAGCTAGTACAGGATATACATTGCTTGGTTCTTTTGATAATCCTGGTACAAATAATTATTTAGTATCAATACTTAGTGCTATTTCACAATATACAGACTTTGCAACAGGTTCAGATAGTACAGGAACAGTATTTCTACCAGTAACGTCATCTTTAGTAGAATTACCTAATCCATTTACTTATACAGATTCTGATGGTGTAAGTAGAACAATTACATATAGTACAGGACCAAGTGTTGTACACGCTATACAGTTTCAATCTATTGCACAAGGACATACTGTGCATGTAACTTTTAAAAAGAAATTTATTGAACCTACAACAGAATCAGATACTTTAGCAACTATAGGATTAGAGGCAGAGTATGAACCAATAATTATGGCAGGTGTAGCTGCACAACTTTTGGCAGGTAAAGATATACCTAGTGCTACAACAGATTATATATCTGACCAACTTTCAGTAGCAAACTTTCCTGTGGGTAGTGCTAATAGTGTAAGAAACTCTTTATTACAATATCAACAATTATTAGTAAATCAAGCTAGAAAATATTTAAGAGCTAAATATCCTGAGGCAGTATCAGTTGATGGTCAGGTGTTCGGAATACAGGCATAATGCCAAGAATACCTACAACTATAAATATATCTAATCCAAAAAGATATGGATATGACTTAAAATTAGATGATATTTTATTAAGAAGTGCTGTTGGTCCTGGCAGAGACATGACAATACAATCTTCTGATGTTGAAGGTGGACAAGTCAATGTTAGACAAAACGCAGAAGATTTTACTTCTAATTTAGGTAGAGTATTTTCAAGAAACGATTTTAGTGGTGGTTCAAATTTAGATTTAGCTCATAGAAGAAATGGTAATGACAACGATACTATTAGATTTTGGGATAGTCAATCAGTAGATGTTTTTAAAAAAGATTTAGGAGAAAGTTACAATGTTTCTCTTTTAGAAACAACTACTAATCAAAGAAGTCTATCATCTTCTGACGGTGATAATTATTTAGCAGTTGTAGGAACTACTATTTATATATCTGATAACTCAAATCTTTATAAATCTACAGATGGCGGAGAAAACTTTTCTGTTGTAAATCATGCATTAACAGGTGGATATGATATAAAAGGTTTAGCTGCACATGGAGACTTACTGTATATAGTGGCAAACAATGGTTCTGCAGGTGAGATAGAAACTTGGGATGGTAGCACATCTACACAAAAATCTACTGCACAAATATTTGATGGTATATGGTCAGTAAAAGGAAAATTTTTAGTTTCAGCAGGTACTGGATTACATCAATATGATGGTGCGACAACAGTAAGTTCAGCAATAATAAATTTACCTCCATCACAAAAATGGACAGACGTTGTAGATGCAGGTGCAGTAATATTGGCTACTGCAACAGATGGAAGAATTTACTCATTAAAAGATGTTACAGGAACATTTACCTTAAAAGGTCAGACAGAAATTACAAATGAAATACCTACTTGTATTGTTGAATCTAATGGAATAATTTTTTATGGAACAAAAGAGGACCAAACAGGTGCAAAAAAAATAGGAAGATTGTATAAAGCAGAACTTAGAGTTGCTGATGATTTATATGTTTTAAGTAACAATCAACTTATTAAACAATGGGATGTAGATGGCATTGATAATTCACCACAATCTTTATATGCAACAAGAGATTCTATTTACACAGGCATTAAAGAATCAGGAAGCACAACTTTTCTTTGGAGATATTATTTACCAACAAATGGTATAGCAAGATATTACAAAGCTGCAGCAGGTGGTCTTGTTAAAGGGATATGTAGTGTAAATGAAAAGTTTTTATTTTCTGTTTCAGATAATGGTTTATTTAAACAAACAAGTGTATTCGAATCAGAAGGATTTGTTTTATTACCTGCTGTCGATTTTTTTACAGCAGAAAATAAACAATTTGTTGGAGCAGAAGTATCTACAGAAGTATTGACTGCAGGAACAAGTGTTAATGTTGATGTGTCAACTAAATTTGAATCACTAAATAATTCATCAGATTCCTCTTTTGATACTGTTATTGAACAAACAACAGGTTCAGGTGACAAGGAAGTTCAGTTAAAAAAAGTTTCTAGATTTTTAGTAACTAAAATAACTTTAAAAACAACTAATACAAGTAATACACCAAAAGTAAAGTCAGTACAAATTCGTGCATTAGCAAGACCTGAATTAGTGGTTGCAAGAATACCTATAAATATATCTGATAGAGTAAATAGACCTAATAGAAAACCACTAAGAATTAAAGAATTAGGAGATGCTTTGTATAATGCCTTGCGTGATAAAGAGGGTGATTCTGTTACTTTAGAAATATTTGACCCTAATGAAATAATTAGAGGTGTTGTTGAAAGTATTAGTTATCCTGTACAATCTAACACAGAGATAGGAAGTGTAGTTCAATATGCTATACTTACAGTGCGTGGAACTAGACAGAATGTTGTTACAGATGTAACTTCTGCAGAAGTGTTTGGTATAAACGCATTAGGATTTATGAAATTTGGAGCATAAGTGACTGCACAAGAAGTAAAATTTGCAAACTTTTTTGAAACGACATTAAATGGTGTATTAGCATCAGGAGGTACAAGTGCTACTTTAACTGCTGCACCTACATCTAATGGAACATCTAATATTGCTGTTCCATATTATTTAGTAATTGACCCTGATAGTGCATCTCAAAGAGAGGTGATAGAAGTAACAGCAGCTTCAGGTACAACTCTTTCTACGATAGTAAGAGATAAAGAAGGCAGATACACTACTGACCCTACTCATGCAGATGGAACTGTAGTTCGTATGGCAGTTGTGAAAGAGATGTTTGAAGATATACATGATAGGATTGATGCAGGTCCTACTTCAATAGCTGCAACAATTATTGGTGATGGAAGTATTAGTAACACAGAATTTCAACATCTTAACAATGTAAGTTCTAATATTCAAGCACAGATAGATAGTATTACAGCAGGAGCAGCATCACAAACTATAGAAATTACAGTCAAAGTAGCAGATGATGGTTCAGGTTCACAAAATGTTTTTTACTTTTTATCAGGTACTGATAGTGGTGCAGGAACAAGGTCAGTTAACTTTTTATTTAAAGTAGGTTTTAAATATAAATTTGATACTTCTGACAGTTCATTATCAGGACATAATTTTAAATTTTCCATAGTGGCAGATGGCTCACACAATTCAGGTTCAGAATTTACAACTAATGTTACTACTAATGGAACTCCTGGTAGTGCAGGTGCTTATACACAAATAGAAGTAACACCTGAAACTTTAGGAATAGCAGGAGCAACACCTGTACTTTATTATTATTGTTCGAACCATAGTGGCATGGGCGGTGCAGGACAGGTAACACTGTTTTCAGCAGGTGGTGGTGACTTCCATCCATTTTTATTGTTTGGAGGATAATGGGTATTTTAATGATGCTCAAAGAAGGTGGAGGAATAAATATAGATTCTATCGGTACAAAGATAGATGAGGATATAGATTTACTACCTGACAGTGGTGGAGGTATTGAAGTAGATAGACAGTTAATGTTGTGGTCTCATAATGGATTCGCATTACAATATCTTGATGTAGATACCTTGCTTTTGGTTGGTGCGTAGTATAATATAAAATAACGTAGGAGAATAAATATGGCGAATGCGTACAAAATACTAGGACAAGTTGCAGATGCTTCAGCTAATGATGTTGAATTATACAGACAAACTGGAGTTGAAACTATAGTATCTACCATTGTTGTATGTAATAGAGAAGCAGCAAATAATACATTTAGACTTGCTACAAAAACAGATAACTCTGGTGTAGCTAATACTGATTATATTGCTTATGATACTGTTATCGCAGGTAATGATACTATTACATTTACACTTGGTATAACACTAGAGGCAGGAGCAGAAATATCTGTTGGTGCTTCAGATGCAAATGTAACCTTTCAAGCATATGGCACACAAATATCATAAGGATTTTTAATGGCAATAACATCAAGCAGTAATGCAGGAACATACGGCAAAAAAACTAAAGCTACTCGTGAAGCCAAAGAAACCCCTAAGCTAACTAATAATCAATTCGAGATTGAATACTTGGTTGTAGCAGGTGGTGGTGGAGGTGGCTTTGGTGGACATGGCTCAGACCAACGCGGTGGAGGAGGCGGAGGCGGAGGCTTTCGTAATTCAACAGAGGGCGAAGAAACAGGATATCCTGCGTCTACACCTGAAACAAAATTTATTGCATCATTAGGAACTAACTACACAGTTACTGTTGGTGGAGGTGGTTCAGCACATGGCAATGGAAATAATAGTGTTTTTGGAACAATAGAATCTATGGGAGGTGGAAAAGGTGGACAACATCATGGTGGCTTTGCAGGTGGAACAAGAAGAGCAGGTTCTCATGCTGTAGGTTCAGGTGGAGGAGGACAACATGGGTCTTATGGAGCAGCAAATGTTGGTGGCACTGGAAGTTATAATCAAGGAGCAGCAGGTGGTAACAACCATGGTGGAGGCGGTGCAGGTGGACTTGGTGGTAATAGTGGTGGTGCAGGTAAAGCATCTTCTATAACTGGTTCATCAACTACTTATTCTGAAGGTAAAACAAGTCTTGCAGCTCATGTAGGTGCTGCTAATTCAGGAGATGCTGGTGGTGGAGGAACTGGTGCAAATGTTAATGGCTCTGCAGGTGGTTCAGGAATAGTAGTACTTAAATTTCTAACAAGAGAAGCAGCTATTACTGTGGGTGGAAGTTTAACAAGTTCATCAACAACAAGTGGTGACCATACTATTGTTACATTTACTGCAGGTTCAGATGATGTGAGTTTCTCATAATGGCACACTACGCACTTTTAGATGAAAACAATATAGTTACATCAGTTATTACTGGTAAAGATGAAGATGAACAAAGAGATGGTGTAGATGTAAATTGGGAAGAATGGTATAAAGATTTTCATGGTGCATCAGATTGTAAAAGAACTTCATTTAACACACAAGGTAATCAACACCTTTTAGGTGGAACACCATTTAGAGGTAACTATGCAGGTGAGGGTATGACATATGATGTTTCCAATGATGTATTCTTATACCCGAAACCATTTCCAAGTTGGGTTATAAACACAAGCACATGGACTTGGGAAGCACCAGGTGGTATGCAGCCTGATGATGGAAAAGAATACGACTGGAATGAAACAAGTGGAGCTTGGGAAGAATATACTCCTTAGATTTATAAATGGTGGAGATATTCAAAACAAAAAATAGTACCTGTGGTTATATATTTTTTCCTAATTACAATGGCTACAACTATAAAGTACCTCATGGAATATTTAATAATTTAGAAAAACATAATCTAAAAAAATTTGGTTGTCCAAGTATAAACAGTATAAGTAATAAAGTTTATAGTGCAAATAGTTACATTTCAGTAGAAATAGAAATTGGTCTTAGAGATGATGAACCATATTATCAATATGTATTAGATGAAAAATCTACAGTTTTAAATGATGAAATACATTTATTTATGAACTCAATATGCTTTATTGATTATGCGAATGGTGTTATAAATTTTCAATTACTTTCTCCATATGCTCTTGTAACAGATGATAAAGAATTAGAGTTTACAACTATTATGCCTAACATGAAAACAGAAAATTGTCTTTATGTACATGGTGGATTCAGACCTTACTATTGGATAAGAAATTTTAATAGTGCATGGACTTTGAAAGACCATAGCAAACCAGGTAAATTATATTTTAATATTGAAAATCCAATGGTATCTCTTGTATTTAATAAAAGTGTTAAATTAAATTACATAGAAGCAGATAAAAAAATACTTAATTACATAAATAACAGCGTACATACTAATACTATTAGAAAAAATTTAAGTAAAGTTTATACTAATACACTAGGAAGAAGACCAAAAAAGTTGTTGAAACCTTGAATAACATAGATATAAAGATATATCCATTTAATAAAACAGCAGAAACTTTAATGAATTTATATCCGCCTGTACTTGCTAATAAATTTTTACCTGAGTGGTACAAAAAACAAGATAGTTATAAAAGGGGAGATATAAATACTTCTTCTGTATTTGATGCTTGGGGTCATAGACAAGGGAGAAAATGTCCTGCTATACAAGAAGTAATAACACAAGGTATAGTAATACCTGCTTGGACAGATGTAAATATAGTTAAAAATGGAAATACTTTTAAATGGACAGTAGGTCAAGCAGTTTATTCTGATGAAGATGGAGGTGATATAAATTATCAAAGTTTTCATCAAATAAAAGGCATGAATTTAAATACTATTGAGGGATATGGGATATTAAAATTTATTTCTCCTTATACTTTTGTAACACCTAAGGGTTATGGTTTAGAATTTCAAGACCCTTTTTATCATGTAAGAAGAAATATAAAAATATTACCTGGAAGAGTTGAAACAGACATATGGCATACTGCAAATTTTCTTTTTGAATTTTATGAAGATTTAAATAAATTTGAAAAGAAACATATATTTATTAAGGCAGGAGAACCTTTATTAATTTGTAATATTTATAAAAAAGAAAAATATAAGTTGGATTTACAGCTAGAAAATTATAATAAAAAACATCAAGAAGTAATTGATAATCAACGTATTACTAGAAATAGTGTAAGTCAAAGTTGGGTTGACTATAAAGAAATTTTAAAATAATATGATATAATCCCTTGATGGATTATGTAATCGGATTTATATTAGGATATTTTTTAAAAAATTTTTTAATTTGGTTAGATGATTTTGCTATGCCAAAAGTACCTGATAATTACCAAGAAGAAGATTGGGATTGGATACTATGAGTAATGGTAATGGTTATACCAATAAGGAACTTCTAAACATAATTATAGAAACACAAGAAAAGACAAACGAGAGAATAGATTTACTTCACGAAAAAGTAAATACAAAAATTTCAAGACAAGAACTAAGCGGTTGGCTTGTAGCAGGGTCTGCATTGGTGGTGTTAGTCAACGCCCTAATGTAGGAGGTAATATGTGCTGCGGTCAAGGCTGTTGCAATGGTGGTTAATAACATCTTTAGTTATGCTGCCAATATCAGCACTAGCTAACGAAGAAGAACAAGAGAATACAACAACAACTACAACTACAACTACTACGATACCTGGAGAGGTTGAAGAGATAGAAACATTTGATGGTCCTGAGGAAACAACTACGACCACAATACCTGAAGAGACAGAAACTACTACAACAACTACAACCACTACAACTATTCCTGAGTGGGAACAATCTACAGATATAGAGTTACCTGAAGATGAGTTAGATAGTCAAGGTAATGAGGTAGAGAATAACATACAGATAGATGACAAGCATAGTAATGGTAACTGGTCTTGTTGTGGTATGACAGACTTTCATATGAATCTACATTACTTTCAACATGGTAACGATAGCAATGACTATACATTTACATTACCTGAAACTACAACAGTAGAAGAAGAAGAGCTAGATATAGATATATACGAAGTTGGTTTTAGGATTGGTGCATTGAATAATGATGGCACAGTTACATACACACATACTGATGAAACTACACAAGTAAATGTCCTTGAAGGTCAAAACAATACAGATATAGAAAATATGTTTGAGGATGTTGTTTACAACATTTATGACACATTAGAAACATTTATAGAAAGTTTTACAATTACAATTAATGACTGGTCTTTGCTTGATGATATATCATTCAAATACATACAACCAACTACAACAACTACTACAACTACTACTACATTACCTCCGCCACCTGAACCTGAGCCTGAACCTTACATTCCGCCTCCACCACCTGAACCTGAAGTGTTTACAGTTATCTTAGATAATGGTGAAGAGGCAGAGTATCAACAACATGAAATAGATGATGGTACAGTAGAGAGAGATAATCAACGCAAAAAAAATTTAGAAATCTATGGTGTTGAGCTTACTGATGAACAAATAGAACGAGGAGATTTAGAACAGTATGACATTGAAATTATTGAGGAAGAGGACATGGGAGAACTCGGAGAAGAGTTTTTTGATGATGTTAATTTACCTGAGTTTGTGGAAGATGAGCCTACTGAAGAAGAGCTTGAAAGAGAAACTAAAAAACTTGAACTTGAAGAGGAGATTGAAATATTTATATTTGAAGATGAAGAGGAGATTGAGGAGTTTATAGATACTGTTATAGAGGTAGAAGAGTTTTTAGAAGAGTTTGAAGAAGTAGAGATTATAATTATAGAGGACATAGAAGAGATAGAAATAGACATAGATGACTGGAATACAGAGTTTGAAGAGGTAGAAGAAGATGAGTTACACGAAAAGGATATACGAAGAGATGACAATGAAAAACCTGAAGTTCTACCGTTGGAAGATACTACCGAAGAAGTTGAAGAGATACTTACTGAAGAGATGGTTGAGGAAGAGGTTGCAGAATTAGAAGAAGTTATAGAGATAGAGATAGAGGAAGATTTAACAGATGAAGAAGTTGAAGAAGCCATTGAAGTATTTGTGCAAGAACTCGACACCGAAGAAGTTGTAGAGGTACTAGAAGAAGTCAATGACATAGGTGTCCAAAACCTTGACCAAGCAACTGAAGAAGTACAAGAAGTTGTACAAGCTGTAGTTGAAGAGGCTATAGAAGATGTAGCAGAACTTACCGAAGAACAAGTAGAAGTTGTTGCAGAAGTTTTACAAGTGCAAACTGAAGATGTAGAAATTATAGCTGAGGCAGTCAAAGAAGATGAGGTAGTTGCTGAGGCAGTAGAAGAGTATGTTGAGAGAGCTGTAGAAAATGCAGATGTAGAAAACTATACACTAGCTGATGTAGTTACAGAGGTACAGTTTGAAACATTTTTAGAAAATCCAATAGAAACATTTGTAGATATAGATTTGACAGAAATAAACATAGCAAACATAGGAGATGATATGACACAAGACCAAAAAGAAAAAGCACAAGAGGTAGTAGTGCCAGTTATTTTGACTAGAATAGTTACTATGGCAGCTTTTGTATTTAGGAAAACAATATGATAAATAAAATATGGTCATGGTTTGTGGAGGCTATAAAAGAAACACTTAACCTCAGTTGGACTTTGGTTGGTTTGATTATTGCCACTTTGACTTTGACTGGGAGTGCAAGACAGATTACTGGATTAGCAACCTTAATTACATTAGCTATTTGGTTACTTACTATAAGTTTTAGAAAATGAGTTATATGAAAAGAGTGTACGAACAAAAATGTACAGCTAAACTTATAAATGGTACGTGGATTACAATTTGTAATTGTAAACATGGAACATTATCACATAGTGAGATTGAAGAACGAGTAAAAGAAAAGGTGAGAGATGAAATTACAAGTAATACGAACTCAACTGGGTAAGGACGCAACAAACGGATTATTATTTATTGATGGATTGTTTGAGTGTTATACATTAGAGGACCAGTATCAAGCTAAAAAAGTTATGCATGAAACCTGCATACCTGAGGGAACATACGAAATAAAACTTAGAACAGTTGGTGGTTTTCACGAACGTTACAAAAAGAAATATCCTACGTTTCACCGTGGTATGTTGTGGATTCAAAATGTTCCAGGATTTGAATATATCTTAATACATCAAGGCAACAATGACGAACACACATCAGGTTGTCTTATAGTTGGTGATAGTCAACAAGATTTAGATGTAAACTTTAATGGGATGGTCGGCAGTTCAGCCAATGCGTATAAAAAATTATATCCAAAAATATCTGCACAGTTATTAGCAGGTAATGAGGTGACTATTGAGTACAGTAAAATACAATTAGAGGCACAAGAACCTACAGATATGTATGAAAAACTACAAGAGATAAGCGGTGAAATACAGGTTTTGACTGCTAAACTTGATGGAAAGAACATAATATGAGTGATTTATTTGAAAAAAATAAAAGACAAAGAAACCAAGACGGCACATTTAAAAAAGATGTGGGGTGGACTCCTTGGAACGAGGCATGGAGTTACAAAATGAGTGATGACTTAAAAGACATGCTAGAACGTACCCTTTGGACATTTATCGAGGCATTTATCGGTGCATTGGTAGTTGCTCCATTGGCAGGAATTGACGCAAATTCTGTACAACTTGCAGCTATTGCAGGTGGTGGTGCAGCTCTAGCAGTTGTAAAGACATACGCTAAAAAACAAATCAGTAAGTAGTTTTTGTCACTTTAATCCTGTATAATACTATTGACAGGATTGGAGATGTATTACACGTAAACAACCTATCCCTGAGGAATGGGGTAACAATTTCTACAAATCAGGATGGAAACCTGGATTAGAAGTCAACGAACAAAGTGGTTTAGGTGAAATAACACACGTGGGAACTGACCCTAATTACAGGGAAAAATTTGATGATATACTCTTACAATGGGGATTTGACCCTAAATTATACGAAATAGAGGGTTCAGTACGTGCCTCAGCTTGGAATACGCAATTAAAGGGTGGTGAAACTACAACATTTTACGCATTTAAAGGCATTGTAAAGAAGAAAAATCCTGGACATGACAAGTATTTTAAGGCTTTATTTAAACAAGCATCTAAAAAACCACCTTTAAAATTAAGGACATACGGAGGCGATACAGCCTTTTTGTTTTTTATGGCTGATTGGCAGTTGGGTAAAAAAGATTTTGGTGTAGCAAACACAATAAAAAGATATGATATTGCACTTCAGGACGCAATAAACAGAATAAAAGATTTACGTAAATTAGGTGTACAGATAGATGAAATATATATTGTGGGGTTAGGTGACCTCACAGAAAACTGTACAAGTGCTTTTTACGATTCACAACCATACAATGTCGAACTCTCACTTATAGAACAATATGCTCTAGCACGTTCTATGATTATGAAAACAGTAGATACTTTCTTACCTTTAGCAGATAAGATAACTCTTTGTGGTGTGCCAGGAAATCATGGCGAAATGTCACGGTCAGGCAAAGGTCAAGTTTTTACAGATAGATTAGACAACAGTGACACAATGCACTTGCAAATTTGTGAAGAGATAATGAAAGCAAATGTAGATAGATATAAAAAAGTTAAAGTTGTAGTTCCTGATTCTTACCATCAAGTTATAAAAATTAAATCAAAGACTTGTGCCTGGACGCATGGGCATATGAGTGGTGGCAGTGGGAATCCTGAAACAAAGATAGAGAATTGGTGGAAAGGTCAGATGTATGGACACCTACCTAGTGGTGAGGCAGAGATACTTGTTACAGGTCACTATCATCATTTTCGTAGTAAACAACAAGGTAATCGCACATGGTTTCAAACTCCTAGCTTAGATAAAAGCATAGATTTTACATCTCGTACAGGTCTGTGGTCACATCCAGGTGTGTTGACTTTCACAGTTAACAAAAAAGGTTGGGATAATTTATCAATACTTTAGATGAATCCTCTATTGCAGTTGTAACAAAGACCAGTCTTACCATCTAAAACATCAGTTTGTTTACAAACACGACACTTTATTGAATCTAATTCATCATCTAAATCATCCATTAAAGGTTCATCTAACCAGGACATTTATGATAATCCTCAATTAATTCTTCACAATCTTCACAGTAATAGGATAACCATGGAACTGGGTGGCTCATTCTTCTTCCTTTTCTTTATCTTGTTCTTCTCTAACTTCGTTCATCATTTGCATATGAAAATTATAATCTATTGCGAACTGCTCTAGTAATTTATCTACTTTTGCTACGCTGTGCTTGTTAAGTTTTATGCTTGTCTGTGTGACCTCTTGTCCACCACATGCATTAGCTAAATCAATAGCCCATTTTTTAAGTTCTTTTGGTTCACTAAAAATATTAGGTTTAGCCATTAAAACACTCCTTTTATCATGTTTTCTTTTTGTTCTCTAGTTCTAATAATAGCGTTACATGTTCTAATATCGTACACGTAAGGGTTATCATCTCTTGTTTGTTTGTATTGTCTAATACAAAAGTCGTTTCCCTCAACGTCAGTAGCATACTCACCAGGTCTGTCATTTTTTGTTACACATTTATGCACTCGGTCAGGTCTATTCGGTTGAGAGAAATCGTACTCAGGATATCTTTTTTGTAGCTTTTTTAGTAACTTTTCTACGTTATAAGATATACGTTCTAGTTCATCTGCCATTAGACTTTGTTACTATAATTGTCAATAATTTGAGATGCAGTCTCACCATTCAAATTACCGTCACCGTATAACTCTTTTAATTCAGGTAAAAAGTCTGCCTCTTGGTCTGTTGCTTTTGTAACAATATCATTAACCCATTTCATTTGTTTTTCACTAGCAGGATTTTCTTTCCAATTCACGTCATCACCTCCCTCCACATCAAAAACTTTATCTACATTATCTATGCTACCTGTTGTCTCTTTGTAAAGTTGCTCAAATATATCTAGGAATCTTGTCATCATATCGCTTGACCATTTCTCTACATCCTCCATAAATTTATCTTGTTCTACAACTTGAGCGTATGCAGTTGCTTGTAGCTCTTTCATTTGTTTGTCATCACTACAAATAGATTTCATTACATGTAACATTTGGTTTGCATTTTTCTTACTTTTACCTGTCGGTGTTTTAGGCTCTGCAACCATTTCATCAACGACTTTTTCCATTTGTTCTTTTTGTTCTTTTGTAGGTCTCGCAGATTTACCTTTTGTTACCTCAACTTTATCGTCTTTGTATGCCTGTGTTTTTGTCATCTCTTGTAAACTTGGTCTTGCTTTGTCGCTACCTTGATACATCCAATTAGCTAAAGCTCTACCAATAGCAGATGTCTCACAGTTTTCAACATGAGATGTGGAGTTGACGTAGGTATTACCCTGTCCTTTAGTTTCTTCCGCTATCCCAGTTGACACAGGATTTATGTCCTCTTTATCCATGTAAATAAACGCTTTGAATATTACAGTCTTTGCGTCATCACTTACAAATACTTCCTCTGTCCATAAACGACCGTTGGGATAATCTGCCCAAAACTTTTTAAGTCTTTCCTCAACTGTCTCATACTTACTAATATCAAATTTAGGCATTACTTCCCTCCAATATTTTATAAATTCGTTGTCTTGATACCTCAAATTTTTTTGCAATATCAATGACACTATATCCGTCTTTAATCATATCTTTAATAAGAATGATTCTTGTCTGTCTGTTTTCATGTAATTTACGTGTGAGAAATTTCTCTTCATTATTTATGTGTCTTGCCACACGGTTATAATGAAGCTCACTGTTGCCTGTCTCATTCAACTAAATCACGCATACTTTTCCTTTCATCTGCGGTTGCAATCAACTCATACTCACAACTGCCTCCTGGTAAGTCGTGTGATAAGATGTCGTGTCCGTCTTTTCTTAATTGGTGTATTGTTCCACTAATTCTTGGTATGTTGTAGTCATACACAAAAGTCATAGATTTAATCTTTCTATTTGATTCTCTTGCTGTCTTTAACATCCACAATACTTTTTTCTTTTTGTTTCTGTAAACAGGAATAGGTCTGTCTAAATAAAACTCAAACATTTCCATTATTCCTCCAACATTTCTATTGTGCGTTCTACTGCACTTAGTAAATTTGTTTTATTATCAAATTCACCATTTTCATTTGCAAGTTGTTCTTGTATATACAAATAAACTGCTGTAAGTTTCTTAATATCTAATTTCATTATTCCTCCTCTGCGTCCATACTTTTTTCAAAAAACTTTGGCGAGTGTGATTCAAAAATTAAATCCTCATCATTGTCTGCCAAACTTACTAATTTATCAATCTGCTCCACTGCCTCATCTTTTGTAATATGAATAGGAAATTGAAATTCAACTGTTAGCTCGTTGCAATTCAATTTAGGATTAGATGTTACATATTCATAAACTGCCATAATTTTTCCTTTCTAATTGACTGCCCAATCTTTTATATAGGATTTATGTTTTCTTTTTACTAAACCACATTGACAATTATTTGAATAAATTACATAGTTTTCTTTTTTTAAAAATGCAATTATTTTTCTTAAATCATCAACTTTTGTTGTGTGTTTACAAACTTCAGTATCGCTATCTAAAAGTTGTTTTATTTCAACTAACTTACTCATGGGTTAAAACGGTTTGCCCATGAGTAAATTGTTTTCGTTAATGTATCTCGATATGTGTTTTGCAATGCGTTTTGCACCTTTGTCATTAGGCTCAATCTCATTGTAATAACATTGACTTGACATAAACTCTCGTAAATCAAGCACATCATAAGTATTTAAGTTACGTTTGTCATGTTCTCGTGCAATGCGTGATAACCTATCGTTCCACATTGAGACGATTGCTTTCGCTGTGTAGTCAAAGCCATAGAACCTTTGTGGGTTATATGCGAGGTTGCCCTCGTACACAGATAACAGTAGGAAATCTCTTTTTCCTTTTTTCCATTGCTGTAACATGGTCTCGTATGCAATCGTCAATTTATCAAGCTCACTGATTAACAAACCATGTAATAAGTTTGTGTCATCAATATCTTGAACCATTGGCATAAGAGATAACAAATCATTACCACCTGCACTTACAACAACTAGCTCCGTTGCCTCGTTGATTTGGTTGGCTTTGTCAATGCAATCGTAGATAGTATCACCGTCTCTACTTTGGTCATTGATTCTTGCCATGTATGTGCTGTTTGCATAGATTTCTGCGAAATACTCCACAGTACCTTTGCCTGTCTTGGTATATGCTTTGCAATCAATTACGCTATCACCAATAAATGTTATGTCGGCTTTTTCGTTGACGTTCTTTTTGTTTAGCTTGGTCTGTATATAATTTGTGTTATCTACAAAACCTGGATTGCTCCATGCTGTGTTTGAACTGTCATCTTCATACCAATCGTTATTATCCATTGGGTAGTCATGAATCTTCTTGCTCATACTTTCCTTTCTAATTGTTACTACATGTTAACATACTTTCGCATTTAACAGAAGAAATAAAAAAGAACTAGGTCAGAGTAGTTTGGTATTCGTACGTATCACTACATGAAAGAAAGTTACTAACCTAGCTCTTTCTATTGCTACATAAGTAGCTCGTAACACACATGGAACGAGGTCTGCATTTCGTTGTTTCGTTCTTAGCTAGTTATGAACTAGCAACCTTTCATATGTGCTACAAGCTACTGGCTTTCAGTTACAACAGAACAGGGCTGAAACGTTGCTCTTACTAACCAGTAACAATATCATTATATACATAGATAGATTCTAACAACAAATGTTTACATAGTTTTTTATTTGTACTATCCTTAAATCAGAAAGGAAACAATATGCGTAAAGCACTTATTACAAAAGAAGAGTTTGATATTAAGGTTAATAATCTTTTATCAAGGTCTAGTAACCAAATCAATTTTACACGTGATGAGGTTGCAAGAATACTCTCTCACTATTATGAAATAAAGGCAGGTGAAAATGTGTAATATCTGTGGCTCACGGATTCGTGAGATTGATGACAGGCACAACGCACAGCCAGTTACATTCGGTCATGCTTGTACTTGGTGTAACCAACACGTAGTTATCCCAACGCGTGTACTTGAATTAGCGAAGGCTAAACAATAATAATCAGGAAGGTTTGATGCAGGTTTCTCCCTCACTTGCATCTCCTTCTTTTATCCAGGATTATCTACAATATCTATAGTTAACTAACTATCCCCCGTATCTAAACAAAAGGGGTACACTATATCTAGTATGTATTACAAAACATATACACAACATATAGTATGTGTAACAAAACGTAACATGTCTACATGCACAAATATACAATTCACAGCAGGATTTAGCATGGCAGGGTTAAATGCGGGGTGCGGTTTTGTAATGTGTATAGACGTTAAAAATATGCTGTTAACTGTGGTACTAGGTGTAGTGGTACTATATATAGTGGTGTACCTTTTATGTCTGTTTTAGTCAAGTAAAGTAAACATTGGAAGTACATCTCACCCTGTGTCATCCCTCCCAACCGATAACAAATCTGTTTATGACTTATTTTATATTATGAAGTAATAGGCTGTGACCCTAGTTAACATGGTCCTGCTAGTCCACTTTATTGAAGTTTTTATCAAGAATCCTTTTCTAAAAGCAGGAAGAACTCTCTGATTGTGAAATCAATCTACCATAAGTTATCGACAATTACAAGTTTATGATATACTTAAAACATAGGATGCAACAGATAATTCTTTATTCATTGCATACTCCTTTCTGATTGATGGTGGGAGAGCGATACGCCTAGGATGCTGAAACTTGCAAAAGCAACGGCATCCTCTCACCATACATAATTTATAAAAAATAATGTAATATATTTATATGAAAGTTTGGATTGACCAAGATTTATGCACAGGTGATGGTTTATGTGAAGAGATATGCCCTGATGTATTTGTTGGTAAGGATGATGGTTTATATTATGTAAAAGAGGGCGAAAAGATTTTTTCTGAGGAGGATGGTAATGTCGGTGGTGCAGAGGGTATAGCACTCGTACCTAAGGGCAAGGAGGAAGAAG